CACGTGGAAAGATTTTGCTTACGGGTTATTAAAACCTCAACTCTTATAAGTCATTTAAGTGTATGTTCGCACATACACTTAAATGACTTATAAGAGTTGAGGTTTTAATAACCCGTAAGCAAAATCTCTCCATGTGTAAGCATGTAAACCCTTAACTTGGTACAATGCTCCTCCATAATCTCGCTTGCTTGCCATTTCTTTACTCACATCCGCTACTACATCTTTAATTTCATAACAACTTTGATAAAACTCAAAGAAATAACAAAACTTAATGTCATTAATTCCCCCAAGATACATATACGCAATGAATCTTGAGTAACTAACTTCAACAGAGTCACAATCTTTTTCAGGATGTAACAACATGTTGAACCATTCAAAGGTGGGTCGCTTCAAAACATGATCTCGCATGTCATATCCTAAAAACATGCGTTGTCCGTACTTTCGTCCGTAAATCGCAGTCTTCTTGATTGACAAGATTAAGCCAAAAGTTTCACGAAAGATTTTTTCCCAGATTTCGAGCTTTGGTCGACCTGCTACAGCTAATGATAAATCGTCACCCAATTCTCGTTCATCAATAATCCCGTGTCCAGTTCTTCGAGCAACGTAATTCCCTGCGATATGCGTACATAATGAATCCACCAAAATCGTAAACGCACTCCCAGATGGTACAGTTCCTTCTAACCAAATCAATTCTCCAGATGGTAACATAACTAAAGTATTAATAAAGTTGTCACGTGCTCCGTAGAAAACTCGTTTCCATCGTCTTTGTTGTGAAACGCTTTGAGGTTTGCCATCAAAATTTTCGAAATCAATGAGTGATTCAATGATATCAAAGACATCGTACAATTGCGCCTTCCCAATCGTCATGTCTAATCCTTCAAAGTCACTCTTCAATACATAAGAACCTAAACCGAAATCTCGATGCGTATATTCATACAATCGAGGTAACATGTTAGAACCAAAAAACATCGGACTCTTTTCCGGATTGGCTCTCAACTTGTCCAAAATTGGCTTTGAAAACATCATTTCAATGGCAATTTGTTCAGCGGGGAAATTGTAAATTACACGTCTCTTAGTGCTTCCAATTTCTCTCAACTTTCCTCTAGTTCCAACTAGAGTAGGAATTGGCAATACATCTTTGCCATCCTTTAAGTCATAGATTCTTTGTTTTGCCTTTTGCAGAATTTGATCTAATACTTCTCCTTTCTTCTTTCCTCGGAAACTGTATCCTGCAGAAGTCTCAAGGTTCAATCCACTTACAGCTTGTTCAATGCTGATTGCTTCTACCTTCTTCTGGTCGATTGAGTAAGCTAACCAAGTATCATTATTTGCTCTCATCAAATCATGATATTCGTCGTTTCTCAATTCAAATTGATCCACTCTTTTTGCCGCGGCAACTTCTTTGACAATTCTCTCAACTTCATAGACGCTTGCTCCTCGTTTCGTGTATCCTTGACAAGCATTGTACATATCCAAATCATGTAACTTTAACGCTTCAGCAACATAATAGTCTTCATCACCTGAAGATCGATACAACCCATACTTATAAGTACTCACAAATTTAACTGGAAGGTAGCCCAT